CGCAGGGAGATCTATACAACTTTTATCAGTAGTGACAATTGTTCACTCAAGTCTATTAGGACTTTTATAAGGTATCAAAACTCAATAATTTTTACGACTATTATAGGGTTATGAACCCTATTCTAGATTTTAATTATATTGAGTTTGCAAACGATTGTTTATAAAAGTACGCCGAGCAATAGACTTGCTTGAGGTATTGCAAAACATTACTGGATATTAGTTTGTATGATCGAACCCAGTTTTTTATTGACGACAGATTTTAGTCGGCTGTCGTGTGCTCATTTGAGCGCCAGACTTAACCAACTTTAAGAATCGATATTACATCAATAAAGCCTTTGGCAAATGTCTTTATTGTACTTGTCTGTAATATTTAGATTCCAGCAGACCCTGGAATTTTTAAGATTCGCAAACGCTAGCAACTTATGCACGCAGTAGCGTTTTAAATCTATGACTGTGAGATATAAATTTGTGATTACAATCTTTAGTAAATAAGGAAGTACCTATATTACTATCGTATTTAGCTCGCTTAGAAGAGCAAAACCCCTTAATTTTACGGGCGACAATAGTAAAATTCTAGTTTAATATCGTGCTACGATCCTACGATATTCTTAGGTAACCCATTTTAGGATGTGGGGACCGACCCCTGGATAAGACTCAGTAGTCGGCATTTAATGTTACACCTATAGGCGGGATTATGAACCCCGACCCTTTCTTGAGAATTCTTGTAGAGGAGCTATTAGGTGCTTTTTAAGTCAACCGATATACCTAGCGTGGCGTCAACGCCTGCGACGAATAACACGCGTCTAAAGTATGTGAGTAAGTATAGGATTTATCCTATAGCAAAGCTGCTGTGTCGAAGCACTAATGGAATACCATTTTTGCGGGCCTCCGCTGAATGGTTCCTTATGTGCTTGCCGATTTCATTAAATATGAATATGTCAAGCCAAGGAACTTTTGCAGTGTGTAATAATAGAAATATTAGTAGTGATAATGAAGCTAATGTTTGCTCTACGGAGAACAACTATTCATTAACAACTTTCTCTGCTCAGGCAGAGGTTTTCAATCCCAAAATTATGGGAAAAGCCAAGTTTAATAAAAACAAGAAAGCTAGGCGAACACAAACTAGGAAGGATTTGAGGAAAAGTGGAAATCCTCATAATGTTCCTAAGAAGGAAAGTAATCAGAAGAAACAAAATAAATCTTCTCGTTACACCCACCAATCAAGTATTGAATATGTTCATCAATCACTTTTAGAACATATTTACCCAGCAAGCATATTGGAATTTGCTAAGCATAAACTATTAAGTTTAGGCACTAATGTTCAAACTTCACAGGTTGTTCAGACTCTAGAAACTCTAGCCTTATTGTCAGTAACATTACCTACTATGAAGGATCCAAAAACAATAGCAGCACAATTAGCTCTTGGGTTGCGTACTATGATGAAGGGGAGCATCACCGAAATGATTCTCTCCCAAAAAGATACTATTGGTCAAGTTAAGGAAATATTTGGCTATAATATCTTTTCTTATCAATCAGGTGATTTAAATGAGGAAAGTACTTCATGGTTAGAACAATTACCTAATTTGAAAGATAATTGGGAACAGATTAGACATGCTCCAATCTTTGGAAAAATTTCCACAATGGTTTCTGTAGCCGCTTCTATTGGCCTTTGTTCAGTCACTAATTTGAGCTGGTCCTTTAAGGGAGTAGAATTGTTTAAAACAAATGCTATGTCCAAGCACCATACAGCTATGGATTTAGTAAGTGCTGTTTTAGACACAGTTATCTGCTTTCTTGAAGGCGGTTACCAGTGTTTTAAGGAAGGATCATTTAAACCTTTCTTTTTCTCAGATGACGAAAGTCTTGAATTTGATCAGTTATACTTTCCACTTGTTGAGGCTCACGAACATGCTATGGTTTTCAACCTTCATGATAAACCTGTTACTATTAAAGGTGAAACAAAATATTTGAATGATCTTGAATATGGCCAATACTTGGACGAAGCCATTGATATGGCCACTACGCTATACAAAGCTGCTAAAGGCACTTGGCAGCAAAGTCTCTTTGAAAAGAGATTGGATATTCTTATTAAGAATAGAGCTGCTTATAATGCCAAGCGTATCGATGGATCTATGCGATTTGCCCCTTTTACCATGTATCTCTGGGGTAAGTCGGGTAGGGGTAAATCAGCTCTTTCTCAAATACTAATGGCTGATTTACTACGTGCGGCTGGTGTGAACCCAGACCCTGCGAATACAGCTGTTTTGAAGGAGACAGATAAGTATGACTCTTCTTTAAAAGGGCATACTTACGGAATATATTATGATGATTGTGGAAATACGAAACCCGAGTTTCTAGATAAATCCCCGACAGATCGTATTATTGATATAAATAATAATATGATTACATATGCAAACAAGGCCGATTTACATGAAAAGGGTAAAGTAGAGATAAGACCACGTATCTTTATTATTACTTCCAATTTACCTTTGTCAAGCCACGCCTCAACTGGCTCGGTCAATGAATATTCTATCGTACGTCGAGCCGATGTCCACTTATACTTAGAGGTAAAGGAAGAATTTGCCTTACCTGATGGACGTCTTGACAGTAAAAAGGTTAATAGCTCATTTCCAGCGAAAGAGTTGGTAAATGATATTTGGAATATAGATATTTATCGTCCTCTCGATAAGGAGGCTGGAGGTGATCAAAATTCATTAAGACATAAAGATGGTGTTAAGGATACTAAGAAGAGTAACATTTATGAGACTTTGAAGTTTTGTACCACCGCCTGTAAGGAACATTTTGTTAACCAACAAAAACTTATAATTAAAAATGAAAATTTGATCGCGTCTCGTAAATACTGCGATGTATGCAATTTGGGACATGATATTTGCGAATGTTCGACCGAAAATCAAGCCTCTTTTGAGGAATCCTTTGAATTTATAAAAACACAATTGGATAATATTGGTGATATGACTCACCGAGTGTTAAATTTCGTACCAAATAGGATTAGCAATAGCTCTTTGATCAGGAACTTATATTTATGTATAATTATAGAGATCTAATGACGTTCGAGAAGAAGTTAAGGAGAACTTTAATGTTCACCTTTTTTATGAGTTTCATTATCTCGACTAGTCTCAATCAGGTACAAATACTGCTACTATCCGCTATGTCAACATTACTACACTCATTTTTATATGTAGGTATGTTGAGTAAGTGGAGAGACGACAGATTTAATGAATTGGTTTCGAGAAGATATATTACCAAGGACCTTTTCAAGTCTGTTCGTGAGAGCAAATTGTGTAAGTTCGTAGGAGCATGTGCTACGGCTGGTATTTTATATAAGCTAGTTGGTGCAATTCGTGCTGTCACTTCTGTACAGCAAGCAATCTTGGCACCTGAATCTTATGAGGAAATATTGGCTAGGGATAGAGAGGAAAATCCCTGGGCAAATCCTATCGTTGCCGAATTGCATGTTTCTGATAAGTCTAAAACTATGACAATAGAGCAAGTCATACATAAGATTAAGAAAAATCTTTGTCATGCTACTTTTGTAGAAAATGGATTTCAGCAAACTTGTGATATATTAGCATTATTCGGAACTACTTTTCTCATGCCTTATCATGTGTGGAAAAATAGAAATGAGATGCAGGCTCTGATTGTCAAGAATGAAGGTGACTTTAATAGCCAATTTAAGGCACGTCTCAGTAGACACCATATGATGCCCATCAGGGGGTTGGATTTATGTATTGTACATATTCCTTCCTGCGGGGTATTTGGTGATATTAGACATTTGTTACCAGATAAAACAACTGCTTCTGGTTCTGGACGCTTTTTATATAGGCACAGAGATGGCTCTTGTTCGGATGACAAGATTAAGCTTAATTATACTAAGGATTCAGAATCAGGTGGACCTGGTTATACTTATAAGTTACCGTTTAATACTTTCACTGGTTTATGTACCGGTATTGCTGTTGCAGATTTTGCTAGGAAATTTATTGCTAGTATTCATTTACGCGGTGTTACTGGTGAACCACATGGAAAAGGTGTTATTCTTCCTAGGGACTTATTAGATGAAGCTGTACAAAATGCAACTGATGTGTGGAGGGGTGCCTTCCCCACGGCCAGTAGTGGTACGTTTCCAGTCATGAAATATGATAAGCAGGTACTTGTGAGCACTGATATTCATCCTAATTCTCCAATCAATTATCTGCCTAAATACAGTACAGTTGAATATATTGGACAAGATAATCGTAGATGCACGTATACTTCAAGTAGTGTTGTGGAGACTCCAATCTCCAAAACAGTGACTGAGGTTACAGGTGTTGAAAATAAATTTGGTCCTCCTAAGTTCAATCAAAAACGTATGTGGCAGGCTACATTGGAACATTCGGCCAATGCTAGTGTGGGGATCAGAGGAGATGCCCTTACATGGGCGTTTGATGATTACGTTGATGGTTGTTTGGCTGAGTTTAAGCGTTCTAAACATAAGAATTGGATTAAGGACGAGCTTAGGCCACTCACACCGATGGAAACACTATGTGGGATAGACGGACGAAGATTCGTAGATGCGATGAAACGTAATACATCTATTGGCTATCCACTTTCTGGAACGAAAGAAAAATACATTAATCTCTTAGATCCAGAATTGTTCCCCGATTTTGATTGTCCGGCTGAGATAGATCCTATTATCGCACAAGAGGCTGCAGATATGGAGGTTAAGCTCCTAAAAGGGGAGCGTGCCTATTTTATGTTTAAGGCATGTGTGAAGGATGAACCGACAAAGAAAACATCAGAAAAAGTAAGAGTATTTCAAGCTGCTGAAGCTGCATCGCAATTGTTGATTCGGAAGTACTTCTTGCCTATTTGTAGAATTTTGTCTCTGTTCCCATTAACCTCTGAGTGTGCTGTAGGAGTTAACGCTCAAGGTCCTGAATGGGATGTTTTAGCAAAACATATGGCTAAACATGGTACAGACAGAATCCTTGCAGGAGATTATAGTAAATATGATTTACGTATGCCTGCACAATTGATTTTGGCTGCATTTGATGTGCTCATTAAGATAGCACAAGAATGTGGAGACTATACTGAAGATGACATAACCATTATGCGCGGAATTGCAACTGAGATAGCTTATTCTTGTGTATCTTTCAATGGTGATTTGCTCATTATGTTAGGCTCTAATCCGTCAGGACAGAATTTAACAGTATATATTAATTGTATTGTTAACTCACTGTTGATGAGGAGTGCCTTCTTTATGCTTCAGCCCAAGAACACTCGTCGTCGTCCTTTTAGGAAAGCGTGTTCAGTAATGACATACGGAGATGATGTGAAAGGTTCTGTAGCTCCTGGATACGATTGGTTTAATCATATTTCGTATGCCAAATATTTGGCAGAACACGATATGGTCTTCACTATGCCTGATAAGGAATCAGTTCCAACTGAGTATATGTTGGACTCGGATGCAGATTTTCTTAAGCGCAAGAATGTGTTTAATCCAGACACAGGATTAATGCACGGGGCCCTTGATGAAAATTCTATTTTTAAGAGTTTGCATGCAGTTATGGTATCTGATGTTGTTTCTCTTCAAGATCAATGTGCCGGTAATATTGATGGTGCTCTGAGAGAATGGTGGCAACATGGACGTGATGTCTATGAAGTCCGTAGAGGCCAAATGCAAGAAGTTGCATTGCGTGAAGGCCTCACTCATATGTGTTCATTATTAGATGAGACATATGAAGATCGTCTCCATGACTTTTTACAGAAGTATATGGGTGACTCCGAGTTATGTGAGTAGCTCGACAATTCGTCGTGGAGTGACGTTAAGGCTATCCACTCCGGAACTATCTGTAGTATAAGTTTAAAATAGTTGTACATATATGGATACTACATATTTCATGATTTACATGTTTACATGATTGTATGGAAGCTTTGTGTATATAGACACTTTACCCTTAGAGTACCGGTTTTCACTGGGGGACTCGTCATCCAACAAAACATTGTCGCGCGCTTGAGCAGAGGGTACTGCCTTGACGCGTTGTAAATATAAATTTGCCTACTTCAACTAATAATAATAATAGTCTTGGAACTGACTCAAATAGTTCTACACCTGGCGCTTTTAGTATATCTAAGGCGCCTTCAGAATTATCAACACAAAATGTACACTTTGTCGATGGAGACACACCGTGGTCTTACGATATTTCGTCATCTTCAGATGGAACGACAAAGCTCGCTGGATTCTCAGACGCCGAGCTCGGTACATTCCTTAGTCGTCCGATCAAAACCCAAGAGTATCAATGGACTCCGGGTGGTGTTCGCTTGTTTGAAACATTTAATCCGTGGACTGATTTCTTTTCTAACAGTGATGTTAAAGATAAAATTAATAAGTACAGAAATTTGAGATGCAATTTGAGAATGAAAATATTGTTAAATGGTAACTCTTTTTATTATGGGAGAGCATTAGTATCCTATAATCCATATTTGATTAACGATAATGTTACTTTAAATCGTGCATTTTTTGAACAAGATTTAGTGGCGGCTTCTCAGAAACCTCATTTTCTGTTGGATCCCACTTCATCACAGGGTGGTGAGATGTCTTTACCATTTATATGGCCAGAGAATTATTTAGATATTACCCAATTTGGTTGGGAAGATTACATGGGAAGAGTCACCATACATGATTTTGATATTTTAAGACACGCTAACGGTGGTACCGATCCCATTACAGTTTCTGTATTTGTTTGGGCTGAAAATGTTCAGCTTAGTATTCCTACTAATAGTTCTGCTCAATCTGGTATCTCTCAAAGACCTCTTGATAAGTTGGGTTTTCCTACGTTTGATGAACAAGCAGCCTCAATGAACAAAAAGAAATCCACTAAGAAAGTAGATAACACGATGTCCAATGATGAATTTGTTAAGGACGGACTTATTAGTAAGCCTGCATCTGCAATCGCTAAGGCTGCAAATGCTATGTCAATGATTCCTGTAATTGCACCTTATGCGAAAGCTACTGAATTAGTAGCTACTCGGATTGGGCAAATTGCTAAATTATTTGGATATTCTCGTCCACAAGTACTTGAAGATACTAGGAATTATGTTCCGCGTTATTTTGGTAACATTTGTAATACTGATACTCCCGAGCCTCTCGTCAAGCTTACTCTTGATTCTAAGAATGAGCTTTCTATTGACACGAGAATTATGGGACTTGGAGGTGAGGATGAACTCGCAATTTCAGCAATTGCGCAACGACCATCTTATTGGTTTCAATTTGATTGGCCAGAAAGTGCAGTTTCTGATTCGCTTCTTGCTTCCATGACGGTGCAACCTGTTTGCACTCGTACTCTTTCAGCTGCACCTGTTACTGAATATCATCCAACTGCTCTTGCCTTTGCTGCTGCACCATTTGCAGCTTGGCAGGGATCCATTAAATTCAGATTTAATGTTGTTTCATCTGAATATCACCGTGGAAGATTGAGATTGGTTTATAATCCTCTCACAAATGATAGTGGTGCTATTCCATTTAATACTGTATATTCTACCATCATTGACATTGCTGAAGATAGAGATTTTGAATATGAAGTCAAATGGGCAGATGTTAAAGCATGGAATCAATGTCAGGAGATTAATACTAATCCTTCTGCTAATTATGATACGTCAAATCCTGCTGTTAGCACGGATACGGATAATGGTACGTTATCAGTATACGTAGTCAATGAACTGGCTACACCTGGTACTACAGCTGCTGCTGTTAAGATTCAAGTTTGGGTTAGTGGGGGAGATGATATTGCATTTGCAATTCCTTCTCCAACTAAATTGTCAACCTTATCTTATTTTCAGCAACAATCTGAAGTTGCACCATATGTTGAACAATCTGGCGAAGAGGTTATGGCATCATCTGAAGACATGTCTAATGAACCATTAAATGCTACTCAATTAGCTACTTTTGGGGATTCTCTTAATTTAGGATTAGATAATCAATATCTAGTTTATCAAGGAGAACGTATAGCTAGTTTTAGGGATATGTTGCGACGGTATAATTATCATTGGACCATTTTCCCAGCTGCGGTGGGTTCAGGGGAAAGAATCATGAATTTAAATATGACTGACTTCCCTTTTTATCGCGGCTGGGATCCGGATGCACCCGATCAGGCTATAAATTCTACAGCTGGTAATTCACCATACCAATTTTGCAATACTACTTTACTTAATTACTTGACTCCTGCTTATGCGTGTAGGAGAGGTGGATTACGTCATAAGGCCTTTCTCTACTCAGCAAAGCAACCAGGCACTTCACGTGCGTTTGGTGTCACCCGTAACAATTTAGTTGCTACTAATAGCCAATCTAATAATGCAGTATCTTCTACTAATACTGGTGCCAATAGGAAGGCTATTCTTGCTACGGGAATGGCAAATTTGGGTGGAACACATTTAACACCCACCTCTCATAATCCATGTCTGGAATATGAAACCCCATATTATACATATGGACAAAGATTTTCTCCAGCTCGTAAATTAGATTACTATCGTAATGGTGAGTCGGGTCACCAAATAAATTTGGACTTAAATGGTAACGAAGAAATGACCACGGAAAGAATATATAAATATATTTCTATTGCTGAAGATTTTCAGTTGGGTTTATTTGTAGGTGCCCCTGTATATTACAGTTATTTAAATCCTACAGCAAGTTAGGTATAATCAATGGGTTCGATTATACATTTTATTTGTTCTTGCTTTATATTTATTCATATTTATTTATTGTATATATATATATTAGACGACAGTCTTTAAAATGTCGTAAGGACCACGAAATTCGTGGTGGAATACCATTCGGCGGCCGAATGGGGGTGATGATTGTCACAACAATCATTTCCTGGATGAG